CTCTGGTAGTATCACCATTTCCAGATGTACCCAGGTAGAGTGAGCCTGTGCCAGTATTAAAGTCTGGAGCAATAGTAATACTGCCTGAATTTCGAGTTCGAAAAATCAAATCTCCATTTTGTTGTTCAATCAATAATCCAGAACCTTTACCAATAATATTAGAGAGGCCTCCAGCAGAAAAAACTAGTTCATTATAACTATTGCTTGAACCAATTGTGAGCTTTCCATCTGTTAAAGTAGTACCAATACCCACATTTCCTGCACTATCAACATACAACCCACTACTACCACCCTCACCTACTAAGTAATTAGTGCCTAAGTCTATGTTAGCTCCGCTCATTACAAGGTTACCTGTCCAGGTGTTTGACTGTCCTAAAGCTGGTAAGGGTATGTTTGCCGATCCGTCAAAGATGTAGAGTTGTTTGGTGTCTGTAGCGTAATGAGGTTCACCCTCTACAGCAAGATTAACTGTGGCTGTGGAGTTTATATTAGCTACTAAGCCTTGCTTGAGTTTAATTTGCAGGGGTCTGTTATTAAAATCACTCATTATACACCTCCAGTATCTATACAAGGGCTAGTTGGTTGTAATTGGAATAATAGGTTTTCTGGGTCTACCATTAGCGGGTCAGTAGTTATATTTCCACCGCCATCAGCGAAATCTTGTACATTAACAGTACCCACTGCGTCATAATTACAACAATAACTATAAGATGCCGAATTGCCATTAACAGTTAAATCAGCTTCAGAATTGGTTGCGTTATAAGTCACATTTGTACCAGCATAAGCAATGCAATTTTTTATAAGAACTGTCCAATTGGTCGGAAATCTAGCTCCGATAATATTTAATGGAACTTGTCCTGCCTTTGCATAAAATACACAATTAGTATAATTTATGTTACAGGCATCCCCAGCTAAGAGCCCACTGCAAGAAACACCTTGAGTATATCCTGGAGTACTTGTTTTGGGAGCATAGAAAACACACCCAGACACATTAAGTGTTACAGAGGCTTTGTTTGATAAATTGAATAATCCGCAATAAGTAGCAGATAAATTATATTCTGTAAAATATGACCTTGTAATATTCATTGTAGTAGATGCGTCATTAAATGAAAAAACACCTTTTGGTGAACCATCAACGTGTGGTCGTGTAATTGTTACGCCAGAAAATGTGAAGTTGTCATAAACAGTAAAACTTAGGTTTGTGTCAACATAATCTAGGGTACAGGTTGTGGGATTATTATTTTCAGATACTATAGTCAAGTTTGTTTGGTCGAAGATTACTGTTCCGGCTTGGGAAGAAACATCGTGAGTTCCATCTGCTATTTTAAGCGTATCACCATTGCTTAATAAAGTTTCAGCTTGAGCAAACGTAGCAACCGCCAACGCCTTACTTGTTCCATTGTTTGCGTCATTACCTGATGTTGGGTCTACCCAGAATGTTGACATTAGAAGGTCCCTCCGTTTATTGTTTGCGCTCTTTGTATTGCTCCAATAGATGAAGTCATTTGTTGAACTAAAGGAAGCCCATTGATGTCTTTCAAATCACTATCTCCAGTTACTAAAGATAAGTTCCAAGGAGTAAAGTCTGTAAACTCAATATCCTTTGGTCTTTCCTCTGAATCAGTTACTATATTAACCCCGCTCAAAATAGTTTTCCAGGCACCCTCTAAATAAAGTTCTACTCTTACTATTCCATCTGCTTGTGTCCTGATTCTAATACCACCATCTTCTTCTAAGCCACTTCTACCAATTTTAGAGTTGGCAATTATTTTATTTGAAACATAGTTATCCCCATAACCACGCTTATCACTTGTTTGGATTGCTCCTCTATCTAGTAACAAAGAATTGTAGTTTGTGAAGTCGCCATCTAAGTGTAGATCACCTGTCATTGTGTCACCTGTCAGATTCACATATCTATTGTCAGCTTCTGTTTTAGTATAGTAATCAGTAATGTTATATGAGTTTCTTTCCCATACGCCAGATGTGTTATTCCACGTTAGCAGATCACCAGTGGTATCTGGTGCTGAGCCATTAACATCTTCTAAATCACCCAACTTGGATGAAAGTATTGGTCTAACAATAATTATTCCAGTTTCGCTTGCTCCAGTTTGCTGTTTGATAACTGCTGCCACCTCTATTCTTCTGTCTGGTGCTGTCGGTGCTGTTTTTGTTAGTTGACCAGTAGAATTATTAAAATAAAGAATATCACCCTCTACCCAGTCTGCGCTGTCATTATTGGCTGGTGTTTTAGTATAGATATCATTTACCTTGCCAAACCAAGTAATATAGCCAAATTCACCGTTTGAAATGTTCGTTGTTGCCACACCTATTAAATAGGTTGGATTGGCAATAATTTCAGATGGGACACATTTTTTTATCCGTATGTGATCTCCCTCAACTCCTCCAAACTGACAAAGAGATCCGTTGGTTATGTTCTCTGTAGCTTTTCCATAGAAATATAATTCCTGACCAGCTTGCAAAGTAGCCCCATTTAATTTCATGTCAAATGTGCCATCTACTGTATTCCAATAGATAGATCCGCTTGGCTCTGATCCAGTCTTTGTGTAGAGAACATTGAATGAAACCTGATCAGCATTTGTTATTGATGCATCACTAAGGTTTAAATCACCTGTCATTGTGTCACCTGTGACATTGACGTATCTACTATCTAAAAAACCAATAGACTGTGTGTTATCAAATGTTCCTGTAAATGGATTAAAATTAAATGCCATATTATCCTCCTGTCTTTATAGCCGATAATAAAGTACCCTTGTTCAGGTCTAAATAATTTAAGGTAATAGTACCAGCATCAGTACCAGCAGTACCACCATCATAAAAAGAATACACCTCTGTTGTACCATTAGGATAGGCTACTGTAACAGTATCATATGGCGAGGTTATTAAACCGCTAGGAGAAACATCTATTCCCCCCTTTGAGTTAACAACTATCCTTCTAGTCTCAGCAGTTCCAGCAGTTCCAGTATGACCTGTTAATGCTGGAAATTGATTATCATCTTGTATTGCGTTTTGATTAGCCATTATTTGTTAGTAAATTTACCTGTGTAATCCCTTTTCTTTATTAAATCAGCCTTGATCTTTTTAATGCTGGGTAATTTTTGAGTTTCTTGATTGATAACTGGGCTTTCTTTTCTTTTTAAAAGTAAAACTTTAACTTCTGGCTCGCCGTTCTTCTTAGCCGGAGTTTGTACTTGCTCTGCTTCTATACCTATATTAGAAAACATATTAGCTAGTGAACCCTCAAACATATACCTATTAGACCACAAATCATCAGGCTCAAATATAAAACTATATGTTAGCATTACCTTCATTTTACTTTTCTCCTTTTAATTTATTAATAGCCATTTTTACAGCCATGTTGCTGTTTTTTTCTTTACCTTTTTTAGCCTTACTATAAGCAATAGCCACAGCCTGCTTAACAGGTTTACCTTCTTTTACTAGCATTTTAATTGTGTTTTCTATATTCATTGTAAGTCATTTAAAGTTTCTGCCATACCAACCTTTGTACTATCAACCATTTTTTGATCAGCTTCTTGCCCTACTAAACCTGCATCTTGTAATGTTTCTAGTATAGCTACCTTCATCTGATCTAATTGTTGTTCATTAAGTGGGCTTGATTGTGTTCCAAACTCCATAGCATCAGTAAATTCTTGGGTTGCACCAAACTGGAATGTTTCCAAGAACTTCTCTGTTACTACTTTTACAGCATCTTGTGTAATTAACCCCTGTTGTGCAAGTACACCCATGTAATCAACAATTTGTTGCATAGTTTCCTTCTTACCTTGTTGTGTAAACCCTAAACCACTTTCAACCTCTATATCTACCTTTGTACCTTTTTTAATTACAACAACATCATCAGGAGTAGGTACACCAGTTTCTTCTCTTCGTTCGCCAACCATTTTGTAAGTTTCAATATCACCATTTGGTTTTTTCCTTGATACTGTAATTGGTATAACAAAGTCTGCAGCATACATAACCATTTTCTCAGCAATACGTCTTACAGTTTCTTTTAACATGTTTCCAGGTATTTTTAAGTTTGCATATTCTGTAGCTTTAACCATCTCTATCGCTTTTCCTGATTTAACACCCTCTGGTAATTGGTTAAGTGCTGTAGTGCTTGCCCCCTGTTCTTCTATCTGCGAGTTTAAAAGCTCCATAAAGTTAAACATAAATCCTGGAATACCTGCCATTTGCCCTTGTACTGGTGGTGTATTTTTGTATGTAATCTTTTGACCGCCTGGTATGTTTGTTATTTTAAAGTTTTCACCCTCTCTAACTAACCATGTACCGCTAACCATTGTGTTTGCGTATCTCTCAACCCTACTCATAGCAATGTCTAGTGACTTGTTAGCTGGAATAAATCGTTCAATAAGGGATGTTTGGTAAAGTGGTCCAGGCTCAAATCTTAAATCAACATAAGGATATTCTTGCATATCTAAAAATTCATCTAACAGCTCAATACCACCTGCTGTTATAGTGTGCCTCATAACAATATCACCAACGCCTTTTTGCTGTATATCTTTACCCATTTCTAATATTTCACTAGCGTTTTCCTCTGTAACAATTATCTTTTTCCAACTTTCTTTTTGTATTAAGGTTGCTTCATAGTCACTTTCTGTACCCTTACCGTGTCTAGCATTAAGGTAAGCCTCTTTAATCTCACTACTTGCATACTTGTTATCAGGTGTAATGTTTTTAGTTTTCTCTTTATCAAAGTTAGGATCAGCTTTAATATCGGCAATACTTCTAGGTACTGCCTCAACAATACAAGGATTATCCTCTAGCTCAGTAAGTGAGCCCTCAATGTATAAATCAAAAGCATCTCTTACCCAAACGTTTATTCTTTGTTTATCGTTATCAGGTAATATTTTTAAATAACTAATACTGTTTTTACCTGCAAGTAAAAGCATTTGTACTAGTTTGTTTTTAAGTTTTAGCTTGTCCTCCCATTCATCAGTAAGCCATATACCAACAGCTTTTGCATCTTGTATAGCTTTTTCTCTATCAGCTACTATTTCGTCAGGGTAAGCAACTGGTCTGTAATCAGGTTGTACAAGTAAGTTAGCTACACCCCTTAACTGTCTACTAGCTTTAGGTATAGCCCTTTCAGGCATCCCCATGTTTGCAGTTTCAGACTGATCTAGTATTTTACCTGTTGATCTTGAGACATACCTAAAATGATATCCGTCATCAAACATATTATTGTCATACCACTTACGCTCAAATGTTTTTCTTTTAGATTTTTTAGACTCTATAAAGTTGTCTATTTCTTGTACTATGCCCCTAGGTTTTATTGTTTTATCGTTATAATTTAAATTATCAGCCATATAAATAAAAAAAGACCCACACAATTGTGTGAGCCTTCTAAATTGCTCAAAAAATGTAAGGTCTTTTTATCCTTATGTTGTTATTATGTTATTATTTTTCGTTACTTGCAAGTATTGTCTTATCCCATTCTTCATCAGTTAGTGATGTGATAGGTACGATATCAGACTGTTCCTCAACTTTTGGTTCTTCTTTTTTTTCGTCAATTAACATCATATCACTAAAACTGTTAGCTTTTAATGCTTTTGTTAGTTGTGTAATTTGTTTGTTAGTTTCCTTAACATAAATTAAAAATGCACCACCTAAAGACATACAAACTATAAACATAAATAACAATGCTAGTATTTCTATCATTTTATTGTTTCCCTAACTTTGTAATAATCCATAAAAGGATTTGGTATTTTAAAATCTTCAATCTTGTAAAACCTGCTATCTGGGTACTTAAAAAAGCTGTAATCACCATGTACTATCTGAATGTTTACTGGCACACCCTCATGAATAAATTTAATATAATTACTGCTCCAAGTTCTATCTTTTGGAAAAAGTGCTGCTAAAGTTGCAACATTAAACCCTATCATGTTTTTTTTGAGTACACCTATCTCTATACTGTCACCTACTAAGTCCTCACCAAACCCCCTAAAGACAACAAGACCTGTGTGTTTAAATAGCATAAATGGGGTCACAGCTCTATCAAAACAATCTTCAACAAAGCTTAAAGCATTAAGTAATTCTTCACTAGACAACTTCTTCGTATTCTGTAAAGAAGTCCTCGTAGGATTTTGGGGATTTGAGTTTTTCGAAATATTCTTGAACTGGTGTTTTTTCTTTTTGTTCTTCATTTTTAGATAATGGGTATAGCCCTTGTACAGCTAAACAGTGTGCAATAACTATATCATCATGAAATCCTACAGGGGCATTATACCTTATAATTCCATTTTGTGAAATCTCATAGCTAAAGTTATCAAACTCGATCAAAGTTTCAGGTATATTAAGCATTTTAACTAAACCTCTCTCAATCCAAATACTTAACTTCTCAACCATTTCTTTTTTAAGAGTGTTAGTGATTTTAATAGGTTCAATAGAAGCCCCAGCCCTGTTAAGGTCATCAGCAATAGGATCCCCAATACCTGTAGCATCAATATATATCAAAGCATCGTTGTAGTGGTTTGCTACTGAAATTATCCTTTTCTTTTGGAAAGTCCACTCAATTGTATTAAATCTATCTTGGTAAACCTGTGCATTTGTACCCCTATCATAAACAGTTATTACTGTGTAATCCTGGTGTTTAGCTAAGTCAACACCCATTACATACAAGTGACCTGCTTTTGGTTTTTGTGGCACAGCGGTACAAACATCTCTAACACCTCTAAATACACTACTCTCGCCTTCTAAAAAGTCGCACTCAAACTCTTGGTTGTACAAAGCTTGTGACATTGTACTTTTAGCATTTTCAAGCTGGTCTGTATCAATTACACCGCTTGTACTAGCTTTTAGTAACCAACTACGCCACTCAGGGTTACCGCTTTGACCTAAGTTATACAGCTCATAAAGTTTCTGTTTACCTTTTGGAGTACCTACAAACCAAGCCCAGCCACCATTTTGTCTAAGTATAGGCTGTAGTATAGACCACACATTGTCTTTCATTGTATCGTATTCATCTAGTATTAAACCTAAAGGTCCAGCACCCCTTAATCTATCAGGGTTATCACTACCCATAAGCTTGATTATTGATCCATTAACAAGTGTTATTGATAACTCAGACTGGTTTTTGTTTGCTATTACTTGTGGTGGGATTATGCCAAAAAGCATGTTGGGGTCTAACCATATAGCGTTTTTAGCTTCTGCAAAAGTTGGAAATATGTGCCAGTATATACCTTTAACTAAGAGTGCTTGTTTAAGCATCTCACTAATTGAGGTAGTTGTTTTTCTAGCCCTCCTGTGCCAGATCAGTACCTTGAACCTCGTTGGGTCCTGTAATACTGTTATCTGATGTGGCATCATTTTCGATGTGTTTGGGATTTCTATATCCATCAGCTTTAATTATAAAGGAAATTCCCCCACCGTCACTACCTGTAAGTTCTGTTCGTTGTGTAGGCATACCGTCAACCCTATTAAGTAAGTCTTTTCTGTTATCAAACTTAACTGCTCCTGCTATGTGTCTAAGTGCTAGTGTCTGATTAACAGTTAGTTCCTCGTCTAATGCACCACTCTTTAAACCATCAATTAGCTTTTTAAGTTCTGCATAGCTCAACTTACCGTACTGATTAAGCCAATATTGTGGTGAGTGCTTAGGTCTACCATTACCTATATCTTGAGGTCTTTCTCCTAGTCCTCCTTTACCTGTAGGATTTGGTGGTTTTTCTTTCTGTCTACCATACTTATAT